TTACAGCGTTTAATAGTTTGACTGAGGCTTGGTGTAAAGCACAGGTGCTGGCAAATATAGACAGGACTGAAGCAGAGCTAAAAGCTAATATAGATACACAACTTACAGAATTAGACACGCCTACTAGCGTAGGAAAACTACCTTCATCTTGGTAACGGAGAAGTAACATGACTGAAGAAGCAAACGTAATTAGTATCGACGGCACAGAGTATAAAGAGTCTGATTTGTCAGATAAGCAAAGAAAGTACATTTGGCATATTCGAGACTTGCAAGATAAAGTTAATAGACGAAGACTAGATTTAGAGCCGCTAGAACTTGCGTTGCAGTCTTATACTAATATGCTAATAGCCGAAGTTAAAGAACAGTATAAGTTTGAAAACGGCGAGTCTTTTGAAGGCAGTGACGCTAAATAGTTAATAGTTTAATGGCTTACTTTAAAATAATACAGTTTAAAGGCATCGCGCCCCAGGTATCTTCTAGGTTATTAGCTGATGGGTTTGCTCAAACAGCTGAGAATGTAGAGCTAGATAGTGGGCAACTTGTACCTATAGAAGCTGATAGCGCTAATGTTCTTAGTGGCATTACTCCTAGTACTTTGCAAAGCGTTAATAAACGTTCTGTGTTTTTATATGTAGATGCGGCAGCAGATGCTGATAAAAAATGGTTACAAGGCGTAGATAATAAATATCAAGACTTTATGCGTGGGCCCATAGCAAACGATGCATATGATAGGGTTTACTGGACAGGGGATACTTATCCACAGTTTGGTATATCTACTACTATGATTACAGGAAGTGGTGGGTATCCTGCGGCATCATATCGTTTAGGGCTACCTGCTCCTGCAGCTAAATTAGCCACAAGTAAATCGGGTTCAGCTGATGCTACTCAGATACCAAACAGCGTATCTTATGTTTATACATACGTAGACGGTGTTGGTGCCGAAGGGCCACCTAGTCCGCCAAGTGATGTTATTACATTAACAGATAGCGAAACCGTATCGTTGTCTAGCATTGCAGCAGCTCCAGCGGTTCCAAATGGCGTTGGGGCTTATTATTTGCCAACAGAAGCTAAAAAAAGAATATACCGTTCTAATACGGGTACAGAAAATACACAGTTTCAATTTTTAGCAGAAATTGCATACAGCGCAACTACTTATAGCGATACAACAGATGCTGATGAACTAGGAGAAGTTTTGCCAAGTTCAACATGGATTGGCCCGCCTAATGATGAATCTGGCACTTATCCAGATGGCATGATGCTTGGGTTAGTATTTGTAGCTAACGGTATAGCTGCAGGCTTTACTGGCAATACTTTATGTTTATCAGAACCTTATTTACCTCATGCTTGGCCAGCTGATTATAGAATTAGTTTAGAAGAAACTATTGTTGGACTGGGCGTTACTGGCAACGGTATCGCTGTATTAACTGAAGGTACTCCTTATTTTGTAACGGGTGCTGACCCGGCAGCTATGACGGCTGTTAGACTAGATACACCAGAACCGTGCGTAAATAAGCAATCTATTGTAGATATGGGTGATTATGTACTGTATGCAGGTACTGAGGGTCTTGTAGCTATTTCTGGTAATGAAACGCGCATTGTAACCAAAGGCATAATAAGTCCTAAACAATGGAACGCTGACTTTGACCCTACTACATTACAAGCTTTCCGTTACGAAGATACTTATATAGCCTTTAATACAGATGGAAGTGGTAACGATACAGGATGGATATTTGATGCTAAGTCTGAAAATGCAAATATAACAACTTTAGCTCTTACAGACGAAGTACGCGGTGGGTATATAGATCAGAAAAATGGTGACTTATACGTAATTGTTGGAAACACTCTTCTTAAATGGCGCGGCCATGGCTCTACTTTACGTACTTTAACTTACAAAAGTAAAAAGTTTATAACCCCTGCACCTACTAGTATGGCGTGGGTTTCCGTAGAAGCAGATACTTACCCAGTTACAATTAAAGTGTATGGAGACGGTACTTTAATAGCTAATTATGCATTAAGTTTATCTGGGTCAGTATTTACTCAAACAACCTCTACCCCTGGTTCTATTAGTAACGCTACTCTTACAGAACCTGTAATGCGGTTGCCAGCTACTGTTGCGCAAGAATGGGAAATAGAAGTATCTGGAGCTACAATAGTTAATGAGGTTTGTATTGCGCAAAGCATAGAAGAACTACAGGCTACTTAATATGCTTAAAAAATTAACACCGACGTTAGTCCCTGGTATACCGCCGATACCAAAAGATGCTTCTCCAGAGTTACGAGCTTACTTAACTGCTTTAGGTGAAGCGTTACAGGTGCGTTTAGGTAGACGAGGTGATCCCCGGGATCGCGCCGTTACTTTAAGAGAATTAGTTGATTCAGGATTAGCCAAAGAACTTAAAACCCAGCAGTTTGACCCTAATAACTATGTAGCATCCAACTTAGGGTTTGAAACAAATACAGCGCCTAATCTAGCTGTACCTCCAGCCCCAGCAGGTTTATCGGGTTCTGCAGCTTTTCAAACCGTTATATTAACGTGGAATAGCGCGAAGGATCCTAGTTTTTTATACAGCAACCATTCATTAACTGAAATATATAGACATACAAGTGACGCTATTGGAGATGCAGTGTTTGTTGGGTCAACTCCTGCCGCAATATTTGCAGACGATACTGTATCTTCTGGAACTACTTACTATTACTGGGTTAGGTATATATCTACAGATAGTATAAAAGGCCCATTTAATGCAACTAGTGGAGTATCTGTTGCAGCTACAGATGTTAATGCTATTACCACTACAATGATTTCAGATGATGCTATTACTACTCCAAAACTTGCTACAAACTCAGTAACTACAGATGCATTATCTGCAGGAGCTATTACTGCTGATAAAGCCATAGTAGCAGATGCAGCAATAGTAGAAGCTAATATAGCAACTGCAGCAATATCTAGAGCTAAAATAGCGGATGCTGCAATATCTGAAGCTAAAATAGAGGCTGCTGCAATAACTACAGCTAAAATAGGCGCAGCAGCAGTAAATACTTTATCAATTGGGGGTAATGCAGTAACTGTACCTCAGTTTGCAACAGCTACTTCATCTAATCTTGCAACTAGTAGCAGCTATAGTAGCGCTATTGTATCTACTAGTTTTACGTTTTCAGGGCTTGCTTCGAGTGCTACTGGCGGTGTTATAGCTATGGTCAGTGTGCAACATGCACCTGCAGATAGTAGCGTAGGCACAGGCACCATTGGATTGCACAAAGGCGGGTCTGTTTTAAGCGAACTTAATTATACTTATAGTGGCAGTGGTGGTAGTCAGTCGTTGTTTGCATTTACAACACAAGAAAATGGTTCAATAACGTACGATGTACGAGTAAAAACTAGTGGTTCAAAAACCTCAACTTATATAATTAACCTTGTTATGTTGGGGGCAAAACGTTGAAAAACTATATTTTGCTTGATAACAATGTAATTACACAAGTGCAAAGAGCCCCTAGTGCAGCGTCTCCTTGGATTGAAGTAGATTCTGATATAACTGGACTTATAAGAGACACAAGACATATTTACGCTAGTGGCACTATTACTGACACAAATCAACCTATATTTCCGCCAGAGTTCTATATGGAGTGGGATTACGGTCAAAACAAATGGGTTTCTACTAAAACTGCAGAAATTCAATGGGGTATAGTTAGGGAAGAACGTAATAAATTGTTAGCAGAAACAGATTGGATGGGGCTGTCAGACGTTGCTATGACTACTAGATGGCAGACGTATAGACAGGCATTAAGAGATATAACTACTCAGTCTGATCCATTTAATATAACCTGGCCTACTAAACCGAGTTAATAATCATGCCTTACGTAAACAAACCAAGACCCTATAAAAAAGAATACAAACAGCAAAAAGCTAGGGGTAAAAAAGAACAGGAACGTCGCAACGCCAGGGAGCGGGCTCGTTATAAACTAGACAAAGCTAAAGTAAACCGTAAAGGTAAAGATATTGACCACAAAAAACCTTTATCTAAAGGTGGAACTAATAAGCGATCTAATTTAAGATTAGTAAAACCTAGTAAAAACAGGAGTTTCTCTCGTAATTCTAATCATACGGTTAAGAGGAATAAACCTAAAAAGAAATAGGAGTCACGCATGACCAAGCCTTTTGTGTATAACTGTACTTTAGATCGAGTAGTCGACGGAGATACAGTAGATGTAAATATAGACTTAGGGTTTAAAATTGTACTGTCTAAACAACGGGTACGATTAGTTGGCATCGATACTCCTGAATCACGTACACGCGACTTAGCCGAAAAGAAACTAGGGCTACAAGCTAAAGAATTATTACAAGAACTTACTCAAGATGGGTTTGTGCTAGAGTCACAAGGTCGAGGTAAGTATGGTCGAATACTAGGGGTTCTCTGGGATAAAGAAGGCAACTCACTTAATCAAAAGTTAATTGATGCGGGGCTAGCTGTAGAGTACTGGGGCGGTACTAAAGTAAAAGTTTGGGGCGATTATTAATGGCAGTAAAGAAAAAAACAAAGTCTAAAGTAAACCAAGCTGGTAACTATACTAAACCGACAATGCGTAAGCGATTGTTTTCTAGTATAAAAGCAGGTGGTAAAGGCGGTAAACCCGGTCAATGGTCAGCGCGAAAAGCGCAAATGTTAGCTAAACAATACAAAGCCGCAGGCGGGGGATATCGATGAAAAAACAAATAACAGAAAGACAAAAAGGATTATTAAAAAGACATAGTGTTCATCATAGTGCTAAACACATGACTGAAATGCGAAAAGCAATGCGTTCTGGTAAAACATTTACTGCAGCTCATAAAGCTGCTATGAAGAAAGTTGGAAAGTAATGGCGCTTGCAAAGAGTCAAAAGAGTCTTAAAAAATGGACTAAACAAAAATGGCGCACTAAATCTGGTAAAAAATCAGCAGATACAGGAGAACGATATTTGCCAGAAAAAGCGATTAAGCGTTTAAGTTCAAAAGAATACGCAGCCACAACTAAAAAGAAACGAGAAGATACTAAAAAAGGTAAACAACATAGTAAACAGCCTAAGAAGATAGCAAAGAAAACCAGACGTTATAGGAAAAAGTAATGGGATTTAAGCTTGCAATTATATTGGGTGCATTATTATTAGCGTCGCTAGCGGGCTCTGCTTCATATATTAAATATCTTAATAATCAAATGGCTGTGCTTAAAGGCAATCAGATTGTATTAGAAACTCAGATTCAAACGCAGAATGATTCTATTGATGCGTATTTAGAAAAACAAGAACAGATTAACTTTCAGCTTACTAGTTTAGAAGCAGAAAAAAATGCAGCCTTACGAGAGTTTAACAGCCTTAGAGACAAGTTTTCTAAGCACGACATGAACAGCTTAGCACTGGCTAAACCTAAACTTATTGAATCACGGGTTAACAATGGAACCCGCAAGATCAAAGAATCCCTTATAAAAATAACAGATCCGGGTCAATTTGATGCTCCTGACGTTGAATTAGACGAGGTTAGCCCCCCGCAAAAAGAAACTACAGCACCACAGAGCCCTAAAATAGAGGTACCAAATGCGAAAATTGACATTCGCGGTTAGTTTTTTATTGATTAGTGGGTGTTCTATGATGCCCAATGCTAAACAAGTAGAAGTAAAAACTATTGCAGAACGGCCTCCAATGTATCATCCGCCACTGCCAATGGAAATGCAGTTAACGGATGTGCAATTTGAAGTGCTTACTCCAGAAACTATGACAACCTATCTTGGTTTGATTGATGAAAACAAAGCTCCACGTAAACCTTACTATGCGTTGACTACTAAACAATACGAAAATTTAGCTATGAACATGGCGGAAATTAAAAGGTATACTAAAAATATACTAAATATTGTAAAGTTCTATCGGGACTATGATAAAGGAGAAGACTAATGGTTAGTTGGATTATTGAAATGGTTAGCGTTATAACGGGTATTGTTTGTGCTGCGTCTTTTATTGCATCTGTAACTCCTACTCCTAAAGATGATGTACTTATTGGTAAACTGTACAAAGTAGTCGAACTACTTGCTCTAAATGTAGGAAAGGCAAAGATGTTGCCTCCCAATAAAAACTAATGAGTATTTTAGAACTTATATTTATCGGGTTAATTGGGCTTCTTGTTTATGAGCATGTTCCTAAAAAACCTAAACCAATGGCTACTAGAGTGGTTGAAGCGGTTTCTAAAGTTAAAAAACCTGCAACTAAAAAGAAAACTGCTGCAAAAAAATAATATGAATATAGATAAACTACGAGAAGAACTAACAGAAGATGAAGGATGCGTATTTGAAATCTATTTAGATCATTTAGGGTATCCTACTTTTGGTATAGGTCATTTAATAAAAGAGTCTGATCCTGAGCACGGACAAGCTGTGGGTACTTCTGTGGATAAGTTAAGAGTACATGATTGTTTTGAACAAGATATTCAAATAGTTATTGGCGACTGTAAAAAGTTGTATGAAGACTTTGACGAATATCCTGAAGATGTTCAGCGTATACTAGCTAATATGATGTTTAACATGGGTTACACCAGGTTAAGTAAGTTTAAAAATATGAAAAAAGCTTTAGATAATAAAGATTTTAAACAAACATCTATTGAAATGGCGGACTCTCGTTGGGCAACACAAGTACCTAATAGGGCTAATCGTTTGATAAACAGAATGAAAGAAGCTGTTTATGCTACTGATGGCTGGGATACTCCTAATAATACTACGTTGCATTCCTAATGAATGAAGCCTTTGCATTAATAGCAGAAGTTGGTTTTCCAATAGCCATATCTATTATTGGTGGTTTTTTTGTATTTCTATCTATTAAGTTCATACTGGCATCTGTTGTTGGTGATGTTGATTCAATTCATAATATAGTCAGTAACTTAGACAACAGAGTTAAGACAATGAATCACGACATGGTGCGTATAGATTGTACTATGTGTACAGTGCTTGGTATTCGACCTGACTTAGATCGAATTTCTAGGGCAGATGGGAAAGAAGACGCAAGGCGAGATTAGTGGATATCGCTCAACTAATTAGTGAATATGGGTTTCCTATTGTTGCTACAGTTGGCTTGCTTTATATGATTTATTTTATATGGCAATTTATTACCAATGAAATAAAGTCTAAACTTGGAGAGACTATAGGTACACTAATTGAATTAATCGACAGAATACGTATGTTGGATAATGACATTATACGGTTACAACAGAAACTTGATACGGTGATTGAGATACGTGAGATCCAAGATAAAAAAAATATTAAAAACAGCCGCTAGTATTGTAGGGCATGTTGTTGTTATTTTTTTTGTAGCTTTGGTTTGCTGTATTTTATTATTGTTTTCTCCGCTAAACACTGCGTCTGCAGAGATGTTACACAAGTTTAAAAGTCCTAGCTTTTCTGGCAACGGTACGTCTGCTCACTACTTAACTATCGAAAACCAAGAACATAGCCGAGAGGAAACTATCAAAGAAGAAAAGCTTGCTTTAGTTGAAGAAGCAGAGCGCGAGGTCAATAATAGTACGTTGGCTAGGTTTATCCGCAATTTAGAGAGTAGAATATATGCAGAGTTATCCAGACAGCTTGTGGATAACATGTTTGGAGAAACAAAATCAGAGAGTGGAAGCTTTGAGCTTGAGGGCAATAAAGTTGACTACAGCACCAACGGACAAACTGTTTCACTTACCGTTACCGACCAATCAGGTGGCACGACTGTTATTTCTGTGCCTATTGGTGATCTTTACTTCTAGCTGCACTACTGTCAGTAATCATGTTGTTCCTAAAAAAGAACTGCCCAAAATCCGACCGTTGCTGGTTACCGAACTAGCTCGCGTCGAACCACCAGAAAAAAGACCTGTCGTTGCAGTGTATGGCGTTGCTTTTAATGACGACACTGGGCAACGGCGCAGTAACGGTGAGTTTGCAAACTTTAGTACAGCGGTTACGCAAAGCCCCGTAACTTATTTAATTCGAGCGTTGCACCATGCAGGTGGTCAAAAGCAAGGGTTCTTCGATGTAGTTGAGCGCGTTGGTGTAGACAACTTAATGAAGGAACGCCAGATTATTCGCGCTACACGGCAAGAGGCCAGTGAGAAACAAAAGATAAAACCGTTGTTGTTTGCTGGATTATTAATGCAAGGAAGTGTTGTAGGTTACGAAAGTAACCAAACTTCCGGGGGCATGGGTGCCCGTTACTTAGGTATTGGAGCGTCAAAAAAGTATCGAAAAGATACAGTAACAGTGTCGTTACGTACAGTTTCTGTGCTTACAGGGCGGGTTTTACTTGAAGTTCTGGTCACTAAGAGTATTCTTAGTGTAGGATATAGTCAGGATGTTTTCAAATTTGTTGCCCAAGGCACAGAATTGATTGAGATAGAGAACGGCTCAGTTCAAAACGAGTCTGTCAATTTAGCCCTCCAAGCCGCCATAGAAACGGCAGTTCTCCAAACAATTCAAGACGGTCTCACGGCAGGATACTGGAGCGTTAAAAAATGAATAGAATACTTTTATTAGTTTTGTGTACGTTAGCTCATCCATTGTTTGCAGATAATGAAATTTTTATGGATCAATCTGGCGCGACGGCGAATATAGACCTAGAACAACAAGGTGGTGGCAACCTAATAGGTGGTGTTGGTTCTGTTGCTGGCAACCTTACTGACTTTGATTTTATTGGAACAACCAACACACTAGACATTAACCAGATAGGTTCAAGCAACCTGTGGAAAGGTGATATTACCGCCGATAGTTATACTGGGTTATTTCAGTTTACTGGTAACTCAAACGTGATGAATGTAGTTACCGACACAACCAATACTTATGGCGCAGATTCTAGTAATGTTAATGTCAACGTGACAGGTGCAAGCAATACATTGACGCTAAACCAAGCGACCACGGCAGCAGCAGGAACACTAGATCTTGATTGGATTATTCAAGGCTCAAACAATACGGTCACTTCAACTATTAATATTGACCAAGCCACCAACTATATGGACATCGACGGTTCTGATAACACAGTCACATATACTGGCACAGGGGTTAACGCTAGTTCAGGTGGTTACTTCTGGTTAGATCACACTGGCGGTAGTCGAGCTTTTACAGTTTCTCAAACGAGTACATCAAACAATGACTGGCTCAAGATTACTTCTAACGGCTCTAATGGCACTGTTTGTGTCGAGCAAGATGACGGTGGGACTGCTGTGGGCTGCTGATATTGGAGCAATATCCGAGTTACAGGGTAATGCACAAGTTGTCCGAGACAAGCCACTTAAAGCCGACTTAGATTTAGGCATACAATCTAACGACAACGTAGAAACCACCGCTGGTAGGTTAGCAATAACCTTTGAGGATGACAGCCGGGTCAAGTTAACCGAACACAGTAAGCTGGTCATTGACGAATACATCTACGATCCAAATCCCGATAGAACCAAGATGGCGTTAAACTTTGCCAGTGGCACAGCACGTTTTATTACAGGTGGCTTGGGCAAGATAAACAAACAGAATATTAAATTACGCACTCCAACCGCCAATATTGCTATCCGTGGTACGGATTTTACCGTGACGGTAGATGAACTGGGGCGTAGCTTGGTTATTTTACTGCCTGATGTAAACGGCATATCTTCTGGCGAAATCGTAGTATCGACAGGCTCTGGCAGCGTCACGCTGAACAAACCGTTCCAATCGACCACTGCTTCGATGTACGAACGACCCCCTAGTAGCCCAGCCATTCTTGATTTGACCATCGATTTAATTGACAACATGCTGATTGTTACGCCACCAAAAGAAGTAGAAGTGGTAGATGAATCGTATAACGTGGTCGAAAGTAACCCCTACCTAGACTTTAGTGGCTTGGACGTAGACTTTTTAAACGAGGACTTGTTGGAAGAGGAAGCTGAGTTTACTGAGTTAGATATCAATTACTTAGACGTAAATTTTCTTGAAGACCTGCTTAATATTTTAGATGCGTTAGCCGTGGCTGAAGAAGAAGACAGATTGAAGCAAACAGCAGGAATTAACATTACAGGAACAGAGCTAGGTCAAGACAAGGACACCCAGATAACGACGTTAATTACAGGAAATGTAATTAGTTTTCGGCGTTTTGTCGAACACAAAGTACGTCTGGATATAGAAGGCGGTGGCTCATATACTATTATGTTGATACAAAACGGTGTAGTTAACCAGATTAAAGTCAACGGTGGAGGCGATTCTCAGATAATGATTACGCAAGGTTCGTGAAAAAGTTTTTAATAATACTTAGCTTATTAAGTATTCCGCTTGTATTTCAATGGGATATGTATCAAGTATTAAAACTTCGTACTTTTGATAACCTAGTATTACCAGGTACGTCCTCAGGTTACTTTTCTGTATTAAATATTACTGAAGAAGATATTGACCGAGAAGGTGGCTACCCGTTGCCACGCTACCGACTTGCAGAAATACAACATGATTTGTTAGAGCATGGAGCAATTGGCGTGGGCTGGGCTATTGGATTTCCACATCCAGACAGGTTAGGTGGCGATGAAGCGTTTGCATATTCTATGAGCTTCTCTAAAACTGTACTGCCTTTATTTGAATATAGTAACGGCGAGTACCCGGACACTGTTGGTACAGTAATACTAGGTGAGGAAGTCGGTGGTTTTAAAGCATCAGGAACTCTGCAAAACATACCGATACTGCGTGAATCTGCATGGACAGAACAAGGTATTGCTACTGCTCCAGTCGATATAGACAACTTGGTGCGGCGAATACCGCTACTGTACAAAACTCCAGATGGTTGGTTAGCTTCATTCGGTACACAAATATTAAAAACGCTGTTAGATGTTGATACTTACGTTATTAAAACAAATGAAAATGGTATTGAAGAAATACGGGTACGAGGATTACCTCCTGTAAAAACAGATTCGTTAGGTCGCAAATGGGTATCTTGGATTGTTCCACATGAAACATCTTTGCAAAATATGGATGTTGAGGGAAAGTTTGTTATTGTCGGCACAGATGCAGCAGGTATCATGCCACAACTTGCTACTCCAGTAGGTTTGCTTGAACCACATTATATACAAGCTGCATTAGCTGAAAGCATTCTGCAACCCGACAGCCCGTACATTCCTGACTATGCATTGGCTGTAGAATTAGCTATATTTATAACAACGGTTTCCCTGGTCTGGGCTGCTATCGTTAACTTTAATATACTGATTGGGGCAACTATTTTTGTAGTAACGATTCTAGGAGCCGCAGCCCTTGGCGTTACTTTAATTCAAAAAGGCATATTAATTGATGTAACTTGGGCAATAATCAGTCAAATACTGGCCTCTACGGTGGCCTACTTTATAAATTTCCGTACCCAGTATCGACTTAGGCAACAAATAAAGAAGCAATTTGAGCATTATTTAGACCCAAGACAAGTAAAACGGCTGCAAAAGAACCCTGATTTACTTAAACTTGGCGGCGAAACTCGATACTGTACGTTTTTGTTTACTGATGTTCGAGGATTTACAGCGCTATCAGAGTCATTACCGCCTGAAAAAGTTACTTATATAATGAATAAAGCGTTAACTGCCCAGCAAGCAGCTGTTCAACAATACAGTGGTACTGTGGATAAGTATATCGGAGACGCTATGATGGCATTTTGGAACGCACCATTTGATCAAGATGACCACGAAAAACTAGGTGTTGACTGTGCTTTGCAGATTGTTGAGAACTTAAAAGAACTAAACGAAGAACTGCAAGCTGAAGGACTGGCACCGGTTGCTATTGGTATCGGAGTAAACTCTGGTGCTGCAGTAATAGGTAATATGGGTAGCAATACTCGATTTGACTATACTGCTATAGGAGATGCCGTCAACACCGCCGCCCGCCTAGAGTCTGCCACTAAAGATCAAAATGCAACTTTACTGATTGGAAAGTCTACAGCTAACAAATGCAAACGTTATTGCAGGTTTGTTAATGATATTAGTGTCAAAGGAAAATCTGATAAACTTCAAGTATTTACAGCGTCGCTGGATGTCCTGTAGTACATATAGACTCAATCCAACGTATAACTGCTTTTATTGGTAAAGCGTTATCATCAAAATATTCTTTTGTTATATCTCTATCCCACTCGCCCCTGGAAAGAATAACAACCTTATCTTCTGCACCAATTATTAAGAAAGCGTGTTGACCGTGCTCTGAAGCAGTATTTAACCATTTCTTTTGTAATTGAGTGACAGCTTGGCGTTTTACAACGCAAGTAGTAGGTTTTGCCGGGAGTTTAGGTACGTATTTGTACTCAACCCAACAGTGTCCTTTTGGCCCAGAATAATAAGCATCTGGTACACCCCCAGCATATACGTCATGTATCTTCCATTTGTATATATCAGAAGGTAATTTACTGTGTAAGTTTCTTATAAAAGCATGTTCATCCATGCCTTTAATAATAGCTCTGAGTGATAATAAATACCACCCAGAGCTACAACTTTTTTAGCTGGCAGGCAGCAACGTTTGATTGACAGGAGTATCTTTAACGTTTAGTAGAAGTGCTTCTTTCATAACACTTTGTTCAAACGTTTCTTTACATACATTGTAATCATCGTCAGTTACCCAGCCGACTTTTGCAATTTTAGTACCTTCTTTGTTATTACCTAAGTTCCAATATTTATTATTGTTGAACTCATCTCGTACGAGTTGTAATTTCCAAAGACTTGCAAAACGGTCACCACCATCAGCATCTATCATTCTGTTCCATGCTTTTGAGTGATAAAGTCGAGAACGACCTAAATCAAATATAGCAGGCGGATAAAGCTTTCCAGTTTCTGGGTCTTTAACCATAACTATATGGCGGTGGACTTCTTTATTTTCCCACTTTGATCCTTCAGGCAAAGCTTCTGCAGTAGCAATTGCAGCTTCAGCATCACCGTTACTTACAAAAAAACCTAAGGGATCAGCAGAACCATAAGGGAAAGCAGTTACACCCCATATAGACATGAAAGAAAGTGGTATGACATGCAGTTCTTTTGTAACAAAATTTTCTGTACTGCTTTTGTACCAGAACATACCTTCTTTAGCATGATCTAAATAGTCTTCATGCGTTTCATCTACTGGATTATTAGTAGAGTTACTAAGTAGTTTAACTCTAGGGATAAGATCAAGATCATCTTGACCTTCCGTCATTTCATTACCTAAACCACTGTGCACTTTAAGATGCGCAGGAGCGTCAGCAACTAATGTAGTTGTACTTGCTTTAGCATTCATATATTTTATATCCTTATTTTAGTTTTATAGTTACTTTTTTCATTGTAGATTCTTCAACACCTGGAGGGTTGCCATACATTGCATGGTATTCTCTCCAAGCTTTTAGACCTACACGTTTATATAAGAGAGAGTAATCACCACTTTCTCTTATATGATCGAAAAAAACCTCAGCATCTGAGAGACGCGGATAGCTTTCTTCAATTACGGTACAATTAGCGGTTGTAGTTCCGCTAGATGTTGTTCCTTCTTGTTCAAACTTTTTCATAAGTTCGACATCAATTTCTTGTTTCTTTTCTTCTAAAACTTTTATAGCGTTTTTATGTCGTTTTAACGCTTGTTCTATTTCAGCTCTATCATTAATAATGTCATCAATTTTTCTCATTAGCTTCTCTTAGCTCCTTTAGTATATTTAGTAGTTCTTCCATTCTGGCTAGTTTGGAAGTTAGTTTTTTGTAAACTGTTGGCTCCCAGGTATGTCTTGCAGCTATTAATATAATTTCTACTTTTTGTGTTTGTCCTGCACGATAGATACGACCATTGAATTGCTCAAAGTGCTCAGCGTTATAAGTAGGTGATGCCCAAATAATACTGTTAGCTTTAGTTAATGTTAGACCGTGACCTGCAGCTTGCGGATGACAAAACAATACTTGTAGTTGTCCTGCTTGAAACCTAGCAACAGCATCAGTACGCTTTTTACTAGGTACACTGCCATCGATAACTGCGTAACTAATCTTTTGTTTGACGGCTTCTTCTACTAGGTAATCTTTTTCGTGTCGCCAATTAAACGCTACTAAACTATGTTTTCTTGCAGCGACTAACGACATTACTAAATCATAACGCTGTTTGTGTATGCCAATACTTTTAGTAGTTCCTTCACCATCAGGCACGTATACAGCGCCAGTACAAAGTTGTAATAGCTTCTTTACCCGTGCACCCGCGTGTATTGCGTTAATAGTTTCTTCACCGGTATACAATACAGATGAATCTTCTAGTTCGTTATACTGTTGTTGTATGTCTGGTGGCAAATCTAAATACATAGTTCTTACATTTTTTTCAGGCATATCAATACAATCTTCTAGTTTGTATCGAATATTAATATCTTTAAGTGCAGCAGCTACCATAAGTTCTGCACCTTCTTTATCTTTCCATTCGTTGCCAAAGCCATTCCAATGACTTGTGCATACTTGTGACTGAAAGCTATGAAAGCGTTTACCTAATCTAATGCCTCCATCAACTACTAAAGCAGGAGCCCAAATGTCACAAATAGTATTACTATTAGGTGTTCCGGACATAGCTACGATGCTTTTCCAAGATGTATCTTCGTTTTGATTAGGGGGTCTACGTTTTATATTAGGTCTTGTTATTCGTAGTAACGCTTTGGTGCGGGCACTATTGGCGTTTTTAAATGCAGTAAACTCATCAATACAAAGCATTGAATAGTTTTTTATAAATTCTGGATTGTCTAATAGCCACTTAATTGCATCATGGTTAGTAATAGTTATATCAGTATTCTGTTGAAACGCTTTTTTCCTATTAGCTGCAAGAGCAATTGTGTAAGTTAAGTTAGGCGTAAATTTTTCTATATCATCTCCCCACGATGCTTGCAAGATAGACAACGGTGCTAGCACCAGGAGCCTGTCGTTTTCTTTTTTTGTATTTAAAAAAGCATCTAGCACACTGCGTGTTTTACCGGTGCCAGGGTCAGACGTTACTAAACAATAAGGTTGTTTAGCTATAAAATTAGTTGTTGTTTTTTGATGTTCAAAAGCTTGTAACATAATAGTTCCTTTAGTTTTTTAGTTTATAAGATAAGATGTAGGCCACACTCCGACCACAACAGCGAAGTGTGACCTACAAACTTATTGCGGCCGTACAGTCTGCCACCGAAAGTAAGGGACTGGAATAGTGAAACGATTCTGAAGAATAGGATAGTCTTTGCATCGCACTACCAATTCTTCACGAACCATGAATCGCTTCATTAGGAAAAGGGTGACGGAAACGAACAACCCTCCTACTAATGCAGCCATCATTCCTGAGTAAGTCCCAGCAAGTGAAAACATTAGAATGCCAGTAACGATAACGTCAATTGCTACGTCGTAGCTTATGACTTTTCTCATTCCTAGCTTTAGTATCAGAATCAGAATTCCGATTGCTGATATCAGACCTGCGAGTATCATTGTATTTCCTCCATAGTAGTTTCATTAAGGCATATAGTTTTATTAGTTGCATTGCAGTAAATAGTGTTTTATTTAGTCTTAGTAATGCGCTTTTCACTAGAGCTACTCCATAATAAATAGCCAACAGTAATTAACGCAGTGGCTGTAATAATTGCTTGAATACCAAGATTAATGGCACTTAAGCAAAGACTACCACTTACGGCAATACCCATTGCAATTAAAGCTTTTCTGTATATATTTTTCATAATATTCCCCACTCACATGCAGGGGTATCTCCTTTTTTGTAGTTGCACCATTTGCAATTGTATTTGCTTGGGCGCGGTTGAAAGTTAGTGCTAGTAGTCATCTTGACTGCACGCTTGTGTATACTAGGCAAAAACAATAACGCTTCTTCCCTGGTATAAGAGTGAGTTGTGGTTTCGCCATGATCTAAGTACCACAACTCTGTATTTAAAAATTGTAAGTTTGGATATCTCATAAAAGTTGCTATTGCATACAGCAAACATTGTTGTGAATGAGCCATTTCATTACCAAATTTTCTACCTGTTTTATAGTCAATAACACGAGCAGATGTTTCGTTTTCATTGACTAATGCATCAAGTTTAATACGTGCCCAACAATCGTTGGACTTCCAACCGGTAGTTTGCCAGTCAGTTGTAAATGCCCATTCACCTTCAAGTTCTACACTGCCTTCGTTATATAACGTACGAAGTTGATCGAACTCATCGTTGAATTTACTAAGTGACGTTGGAAATTTAGTTAATGCACCTGATACAAAATCTTCTGCTTGTTCGTGTATTAACGTACCACGTTCTGCAGCAGGCCCCGATGGGTCTGGTATTTTTTGTACTCTTGCAAGATAGGTTCGATACGGACATTCTTCAAACACTTTAAGTGCTGAGTATGACCATGAAGCTACTTCACCTAATGTGACAGGTGGAGCAAGCATAGACTCTTGATCAGGTCTACTATCTTGAGTTAATTTGTTCATTATTTTTTATTTACTGTACGTAGTAATTTTTGATCATTAGCATCAAAATGTAGACCAACTAATTCTTTTAGTTGTTTTGCGTTGGTTTTCCAAGTGACAACAATTCCTCGAATCGGAGTTGCGTCTCTATTAGAGTTGTTCTCGCGTTTACGTACTTGAGTCAATCCATTCCTTTCAAGTTGTTTGTTAAATTGACGAATGGAAAGCGGAGGATTCTGTTCAGTCTGGACATGGAATACATTCCTTAAAAATTCTACTTTGACTATAGAATACCCAGTGTGGGCATCTGCAATCCAAGCTTTCACAAATCGTTGTGCATTCATTATATTACCTGCTTGAAGCACATTATTCAAACTAATATCTAATACATCTGTAAAAAATTCTAGCTTGCCTTGTTTCAATGCATCACAAAATTCTTCGAAGATAGACATTGTTGTATTGCGCATATGAGCTTTAGCTTCATTGTTCATACAAGTTCTAGCCATGCGTGTATCTACTTTAAAAGTTTGTAGCACACCGGCTAAATTGTTGAGCTCAAGATGTAAGTTGTCTATATTTTCTATAACTTCTGGATAGACTTCGTCTAACTTTAGTTCTTGTCTTGGACTTACATTGTAACGTCTATCGCCTGGTTCGATCTTAACGGCATCAGGTCTATTAGTTAAGAATATAAAATTTGTAAAACTTGGCAGTTCTGTTTGATTGCTACGCATAGCTCTAATAGTTAATGTAGGTTCTGTTATTTGATTTTTTAATTTATCAGCCATACGTAAGCTGCCGCCATTAGCGTCAGTCATACGAAACTCATCAATGATTAAAAATAATGCAGAGCGCATGTATAGATTAAACTGCTCTTCTATATTTTCTAAGTTTTTCATTGGCACTTGTTCTTGACCAAACAAAGGCTTAAGTACTTTATTAACAAATAACCCTTTACCGGTACCCGGCACACCCGTTAGTATCCATGCAGTCATGGACTTACGTTTCTTTTGGTAAATATAGGCTAACCAATTTACAAAGTGTTCTGTTTCAGGAACTCCGTTACCTAACATATGATGCATTAGCTTATAGGTTAATGGGCATATATCAGCTAAAGTAACGGCAGTCCCGTATTCCAGGGGAGTTGTAGGTTCTTCAGCATTTAATACGTACTCAGATTTCTTATAAGTATTTACGTAATAAGGAACTTCTTTTAAATTAATACCTTTATCTGAGCTACTTGGGTCAAAGACTACTTGAGCATCAGGCACAAAGTCTGGTTCTGCACGACCATGACTGCGTATAAAACTTACAATACTTGTTTTGTTTGTAGGAGTTAATGGAAAATCTTCAGTAAACTGATTTAGATTAGGATCAAAAACTCCGTTGTAATAAGTATCTGTATAAAAGTCTCGCAAGATTACCGGCAGTAATGCTTTAGTGTTTGTTTCATCATCTGACTCGTACGTGTCAAATATAGATATATAGAATTCTCTATCTGCTTTTTCTATTTCGAATATAGGTTCGTCTTTAAAGTTGAACATATACGTTGGATCTTCGAGATTAAAGTAATAAGCATTGCTGTCGCCGCCATTTATATTACATCTTATAAATGGTTTGCTTGAGTCGTCTACAATTGTTATAGACATCTTATCGGGGTTAGTTAATATTTCGTGAGTTTGGTTATTCACTAATGTAGTATTAATTTTGCCGGTTCTTTTAGATAACCCAGCTTTGCTGCGCAACGCATCTTTTATTTTTACTTCAACAGTATAGTTTTTTTCAGGACTTACCTCACTCATAAGTGGAGCAATATCTACTGTTGGAGAACCACGTTCTACCAGAACAATACGTTCCTCAGGAGATTTAAACGGGTCTAATGTTTTGTCAGTAAAATCTGGAGGAGCTATAAATATAACTTTAGTATTGTCAGCAACACTTGGGTCTAATGTGTATTTTAAACTTTGTCCATTGTTGCTTAGTTCTATCTGTTGGTTGAATAAATCTACGTTGTAATTAATATGCCGTAGCCAAAGCTTTAATGTTTTAGGTGGCAGTGGAGTTTCTAAGAACATAAATATATGTATAGACACTCGTTCTTTATTCATACCTAAACTTGAAGATGCTTGTGCAACATAAGTAACGTCGTGGAAGATACCCGGTAGGTTCGTTACTACTATTTCTGCAATACGAACTACATCGTTAGCAGTTAATAACGATTTACTCATTACTTGTGGCAGCAATACGTTATCTAAATCAAATACTACATAGTCTGCATAAGCATTTTTATCGCTTTGGCCAGCACGGCTTTGATTGATTAGTTTTTTGCGCAAGCCACCTTTTAATAAACAGTCACCTTTGCGAGCATGTTCTCTAAGCAAGATCTCAAAGTCTTTTACGCCTTGAGTTGTTTTAGGTACGTTGTACTTTATTGAGTTTATTAATCGAACATTTGGATATGATTTAGTTTCTTTAGGCGATATAGTTTTTGATAGTTTTAATCCGTTAGAGGATTCT